CCGTCTTCGGGATAGGTGCTTGCGCGGTTTTCGAGCGTGACTTCTCGGTCGTTGAGCTGGACGTAGAAGCTCACATCCTCTGGAAGACCATCCAGATATTCGGACATGGGTTTGCCCGAAACCCATTCCAGATCGAACACCTTGCGATCGGACGGCATGATCGGATTGTAGACCATGATGCAGCGCATGGCGCCCTTCGGACGCTCGCTGTGATCGACGCTGAGCGACGTTTCGTCAAACATGATGATAGACCCCCAAGAGACGCCAGACGCGCTCCAGTCGCTCTATCCTGACGCTGTGCGTCGAATGAGCTGAGTGAATGAATCTCCCGCCGGGCAGCATGAAGCCAGCGTGGCTCCCGAACCCTCGGACACTGAGGAGCAACACCGCTCCAGGCTTGGGCTTTTCCATAGACGCCCAGAAGCCATCTTTCGCGGCGTCGTTCATGATCTCGGAAATCACATTCCGGCATTCGGTCGGCGTGCGATAATCGGGGATCTCAAGACCGTGCCAGCGTCGATACGCTTCCATCACCAGACCCCAGCAATCGTAGGCGTTTGGACCGCGAGCGTTGAAGGCGAAAGGAAGGCCGATCAGATCGGAGAAGTCCGGGATCGTCATCGCCGACGCACTCCTGGAAACCCGCCGAAGTTCTCGACGTTGCCATGCGCGGCGCAGCCGTTGTCACCTTGCAGCGTGTAATCGCAAGTCGCCAGAGTCCCTGCGTATCGGCAGTGCTCGTCCTTGTATCTCCAGCCGCACCTGTCCGAATACTGAGTTCTGCGCGGAAAGGTCTGTCGGAGCGGGTTGGACGAACCAAGTTTGAAATCGACTTTGTTTCCAGAAGCTTTCGTGGACACAACGAAGAAGATTTCTTGAAGCTCGGCGTCTTGATCCGGTCTTGTCGAATCTACAATCCGAAGAACCACACGAAACCCCACACCGCCTTGGTATTTGTCGATCTCACTCTGGATCATCTTCTTGTGGTCAGAGATCGACACGTTCGCCTCTGGGACGCCGTCAGCCGTGAAGTCCACGGAGAACTCGAAGGCGGATGGATCCCAAGTATAACCACCCCAAGAGATCGCCTCCGGGTTTTTGCAAATTCGAATGGTTCTCTCGACTTCGGACGTGGCGACGTTGATGACGTCGACCTCAAGAAGCACGATGAAGGCGACATTGGATGCGACGCGCTGCTTCTCGATCGCCGAGGCCACGGAAGGATGTTTCATTCAAACCTCGACGAGAGTGATGCCGGAGATGTCCCAGCGATAGTTCGTGCCTTTTCCTCGGTAAGTCGCCCGAGGAATTGATCCGCTTTTGAACCGAACGTCATGAACGATTCCGGTGACGGGGTGCGTCCAGTTGAAATTCAAGGCGCTGCACAAGACGGTCTGAGCGTAGAACACGTCCAAGAAAGCGACTCGATCTGCCTCTGAGACGTCAGTGAAGGAGAAGTTGAAGGTCTTTCTGGGAATTCTGGTGAAGCGAGGACGGGTGATGACATATCCGCCCTCGCTTTCGCTCGATGCCGTTGGGTCTTCGGGAATCGTTTGCTCGAAAGTCGAGCTGTCGATCCCTGTCGAAAGTGTCGGGAAGTTCGTCATCTCATCGCCGCCTTCATGTTGTCACGGAATCTTCCCGGCTTGCCGACCGCTCTCAGAACCACATCCAAGATCATGCCGTTCGCGTCCATTCTGGGAGCTGAAGCCTCAGCTTCCATCGCCTGACCGCTTGCGTTGGTCAGATTGACCGTCACGCTCGGAGACGACATTCCCGCGCCGATCGCTTTCATCTGACCCTTGGTGAAGATGCCCTCGCCTTTTTCAAGAATCGCGGGAACCTCTTGCCCAGCAACGCCGCCCGTGTGGAAGCGTGGAGCGCCGCTGAACATCGCCGACGAGAATGCGCTGGACCTGCCGCCCATCCCTGCGATGCCGCCGGAGTGAGCCACCTGAGCGGTTGCAGGAGCACCCGGAGCGCCGCCGAAAGAACCCATGACCATCGAGGTGAGCTTGGAGATGCTCGCGTTGATGGCGATCTGCGCCATGGACTTGATGAGAGACTTTGCCAGGTCTTCGATGCCGGCCTTGCCGTCGAAGATGAAGTCCGCAAGCGCCCCGCTCAAGCTCTCCAAAGATCCCGCCACGGCGTCATACATATTCAGGCCAAAGTCTTCCCATTTCTTAGAGAAGTCAGAAAGACCTCCGAGATCGGCCTCTCGTTTTTGCTCACGAAGAGCAGTGAGGCGATCTTGTAAGATCATCTCACGATTGATGTTCCACTGATCGTTCTCCAGAAGAACCCGCTTCATATCTTCGAGCATTGCCGCTTGCTCATCGAACTCCGACTGTGCTCTGCTCGTCGTGCCCATCATGGCACGCTGCATTTCTTTGGTTCCGTCTTTCAAGTCCTTGAAGATTTCGTCCAGATCCACTTGCGTCTGAAGAGCAATCAATCCGTTGAACTCGCCGCGGAGCTGTTGAAGAATTTGCTTTGCGTAGTCGGACCTCTTTGCCAGCTCTTCCAGCTCGTTCAGAATTGGCTCAAGACGGTTTTCGACCGTTCCAGAGCTGTCCGGCGCGACAAAGCTATCGAAAGCCGCGTCAAGTTCCTTGCGCGTCTGCTCGGCCTCATTGGCGAGCTTGATCCGGAAGCGCTCGAAGTTCTTGAGAATGCCTGCGATCCGAGTTTTGATCGAGTCTGCCTTTTCGCCCGATCCTCCAGAACCGTCTCCGCTAACCAGAGACAGGCCCAGCTTTCTGGAATCAATGCCGCCTTGAACCGCATCTTGATTTCTCAAGATCTCCGCATTGATGGTCGCTATCGTTCTCTTGGCGGCTTCGGCAACAACCTTGTCTTTGCTGGTCAGACTCACGGCAAGATCGGCAATCTGAGCTTCAGCGGCTTGTTTGAACTTGACGCCGGACTCTTCCAACGCGGCGATCGACGCATTCAGAGCTTCCTGCGATCCCATCTCCATTGAGCTGGAGATTTTAACAAGATTTGAGTCAAGCTCCTGTTGAATGAAAGTGGTTGATTCGCGAAAGGCTCGCGTCGTCTCGTCGGACATCCGGGCTGCCGTAAGATCGAAAAACCCTTGAGCCTGGTCAAACAATCTCTCTCCGGAGCCTTCCAGCAATTTGTCGATTTCATCCACTTGAGCCTGGTAGAATTCCACCTGCTTTATCTTGGCGCTTAAAGCGATGCCATCACTATTTAAGAGAGTATCCTTGAGCGTGTTCAATAATCCAGAAGGCTCTTTTGCGCCTTTCGCTCTGAGGTCGATTATCTCATTCTCAAGCACCGCGATCTTTTCGAGATGCAGCCGTGCCCTCTCCATTGCTTGGGACTGAGCGAAAAGTCGATCATCCATATCAAGCTGGTCGACGACGGGAATGTTGTTTTGAATCTTTTCGAGCGGCTCCTTGAATTCCCTGCCATTGAGAGAGTCCCAGGCGTAGCTCAACGCCCAGACCGCTGCCGCGGCAGCGCCAAGAGGTCCGACAAGTCTGAACACCGCCAAGCCTACCGCGGCAAGGATGGACGCAGACCCCAAGGTGATTCCGTTCAGCGCGTTGAAAGCCGCGCCAAGACCGCGCGCGCCAAGACCGCCTCGCAGAAGAGACCGCTCAAGACCCGAGATGGTTCGCGTCGCCCCCAGAATCGCTCCGCCGAATGCCTTGAACACCTTGAGAGCGATGCCAGCACCAAACGTCATCAGCAAAACCTTGCCGATGTTGATGATTGCGTCGCGGTGCCTGTAGAGCCAATCGACCGATTTCTCGATGTAGATCACAAGCTGCTGCATGGACTTGCCGAGAGAGTTGGCATACTCGGCAGCAGCAGGACCGGCGAGAAAGTCGTTGAACATCCTAAGCGCAACAGAGACTTCTGTGAAATACCCCTTCATACCCACGGACTGAGTCTGAAGCTCAACCATCAAGGTGACCATTCTGGCCCACTGACCGTTGAAGCTCTCCATCATGTCCTGCGCCGCGCCGCCGAATGTTCTTTCGAACTCTCCGAACATGGCTTTGAGAGCGGGGCCCGCGGCCACGGTGCCGTCCGAGATGTTATCGACCAGCTCTCCGTAAGACACGTTCATCGACCGAGCCATCAGCTCGATTGCGCGCGGCACGGCCTCACCAAGCTGCTGTCGCAGCTCTTCCATCGAGATCACGCCCTTGCCGGACATCTGCTGAATGGCGATCGAGGCTCGGTGAAAGATCTCCGATGTTCCGCCGAACTTCGCCACTGCATCCGTCAGCGATTGCAAAGACCCGTTCATCGGGTCAATTCCGACCGACTTCATTTTCACGAAGGCGTCGGACAGAGTGTTCACGTTGAACGGGGAGCTTTTGGCGAGACTGAAAATCTCCTTGATGGTTTTGTTGGCCTCTGCCAGTCGACCCACTTCGGTCAACGAGCTGGAAAAGCCTTTCATCAAGAAGGTGAGACGCTCCAGCTCGGAGTTCGTCTTCACGATGGTCTGCATCCAGTCGGTTGTCAGGAACGCGATCTGATTGAGCGCGTTCCTGGCCTGACCGATAATGACGGTCCAGTCTCGCAGAGACGCGGTCATGCCGCGCAGTCTGCCTTCGGTGTCCGAGATGCCGCGATTGAGACCTCTGAGACCACGAGCAAAGCGCTCGGCGGCTTCACCTGCGTTGCGAATGGTTACGTTATAACCAGACGCATCGACGGTGAGAGTGATGGTGATGTCGCCGCCGTTCGCCATTTTGGTTTGTCACTTTCGACCCAAGGAGTTCAACTTGTCGATGATACCGATCAGCTTCGAACTCTCTCTGAGATCGGGCTTCTTTATCAAGACGCCGCGCTCTCTGTTCAAGTCCTCGGAGATCTTCTCATAACCTTGCGCCGACTGACTTCCCGCAAGAACCCTCATAGA